GCGGTTTTGGTGAGGCAGTTTTAGTAAAACATGCTGGTTCAACACCAAGGACAACAGGAGCCCGAACAGTAACACCTTCTTTAACAATTGCCTCAAGACGATGTTGAAACTCTGTAATGTTACCTTCCTTGTTGAAAGTAAGAGTTCCACCATCTTCTAACCAACCATCATCTTTAATACTATTGGCGATAATATTTACTTGTGAAGCTTTAATCTTACGATTATCATTATTGTGCCATTTTAGAATATATTCCGCCTGTTCTGGTGATATATCCTTTATAGGTATAGATTGGTATTCTTGTTCATATGGGTCAAAACCCAATACCTTTATACTCTCTGCTCTTCGTGTTTCATCTACTACTTTTTGTGTTGTCATACTCATCCAAAAAAATCCTCTAAACTACCTTGTGAACCATAACTATCATCAATGTGCCAGAGTATCTTTTCTGTGATGAACTTCAACGGTTCAATAAAACTTTTCTCGAACTGTATATCATAATCTATTTTGCTCACGATGTCAAGTTCTTTTGGAACTTCTGTCATAAAAGAAAAGGCCGATGACTGATAGATGTTTGGTTGTTTCATATGAAGAAAACGAATTTTGTCACCTTCTTGTATAAGAGGATACTTGCTCTGTAGTTTTTGTTTTTGCACCAGATGATTATACAGTATGGCACCTTTCACATGAATAGGAGCACCCTTACCAAACAACGACGATTCACCTCTAAACTTTCTCACACCATTACAACTTCTTGGATACGCAATCTCTTTCGGGTCAAGACTCATGAACTCTTCACGAAAATCCTGTATGAAAGTATTTAGCATCTTCTCATCACCACTCATAATAATCTTGAGTGCCGACTTAATCTTCTCACGACACGGAGCAGGAGTTGATGACTTGACTGCCTCGATACCCATAATCTTCAGCTGAGGTTCTTTATACTTGACACCTTCCATATCATGAACATTCAAAATGTATCTTTTCTTTGCAGTCCAGATACCCTTGTCTGCGATTGCCTCTCTGCCCATTTCCATCTTCTGGGCATATGCATTCATGGTTTGAGCAAGAGCCTTATAAGAGTTATCAATAAATGGTTCCAGCTTCTCTTTTGCAAGTCTATCCAAGAAGGCGACAACTTTACTAGTCTCCGTTCCCTCGTCAAACAACTGATCAACAAGTTTGTCAAAAGTGATGTATACCGAATCTGTATCAGATGCCACAACGTAATCAATTCCTTTTGTCTTAAGAATCTTGTTAAGATAAATGTTGATACTCTTTTCAATCCATCGAATAGATAACTGACCAGAAGTTGTGATTGCCGTAGCAACCATAAGATCATAATACCGAAACCAATTATTACCAATTGCGCCGTAAGCAGAATTAAGTGATATCTTCTTTGCCATTTGGATGTTGTTGTAACGAGAGATAACTTTAAGGAGATTTCTATCTCCAGTGTCCTCAAACTTCTGTCTAGCTTCGAGTGTAAGTTTCTTATACTTGACTCTATCATTGTACATATTTTCCATCAGTTGAGGCAAGAATCCTTTTATGTCCTTACGAAAGAATGCGCCGTTTGGAGTCATACAATATTTTGTCTTGTTCTGAGTTTTGCCTTCAAGAATCTTATCAACCATACCCTCAACAATACCATCTTCACTATTTACCAAAGTCTCTGGAGAGATGTTGTATTGCATAATAAGGTGAGGATACAAAGAGTTCAAATCAAAAGACATAATCCATTTGTGCATACCAACTTGTGGATCTTTAACATAGGCACCTTCAAACTTTTCACTTTTCTCTGATTCCTTTTTTCTAGGAATAACAATATTCTTTTCTCGTAAATGATTATAGATTACATTGTCCCAGTACCGAACTGTTCCAAGAACATCAATATAGTTTACCTTGCCATCATAAGCCATAGTGAGACACAACTCAATCAGTCGCATCTTGTCTTCTAACTTATCAACCAGCTCCACGTCAGTGATGTTATAATCAATAAATGACTGCCAGTCCTTTGTATACCATTCTCTGAAAGTATCGAAAGGATTACCATCTTTACGTTCGCCTAGTTCAACAAAGGCAATATGATCAAGAGTGTATCTCTCTTGGTTTGTGTATGTAAACTTACGATACAGGTCAAAGTAATCAAGAGCAGCAACACCATAGATGTTATACACCTGATGCTTACGGCCCATCTGATAGACTTCGCGTTCCTGAACTTGTTTCCAAGGTGATAGTCGTTTTACTGATTCTTCACCAAAGATGTTCTTGATGCGATTACACAGATAAGGAATATCAAAGAACTCTGTATTCCAGCCAGTGATAACATCTGGACACATACATTCCCAATCAAAAAGAAAACGGTCAAACAAATCACGTTCATCTCGACACTGAACATAAATTACATCTTCACGATGATTATCATAAGGATGCAAGCCCCAGACTTTGATTCCTTTGTCTTGATGGTTTTTTATCGTGATTGAAAGTAATGGTTCAGATGCATCTTTAGGATTTGGAAAACCATTGTCACATTCAACCTCAATATCAATTGTTACAATTAGTAGTTTATCGATATCCCACTGAACATCATTTGGATGTTGGTCAGAGATATAACAATAACTGTATTGATTGTTGCCAAATACGATATCTTGATCTTTTCTGTCGTTATACCAGTCTTTGGCATCACGAATACAATCAAACTTGTTGGGGCGAACATGCCTACCGTCTAGGGTTTTATACCCTGTAGGTTCGTTTACAAGGTCAAACAGTGTTGGTTCATAACGAATCTTCTTTCTGATGCGTTGATTATTCTCGACTGCTCGAACAAGTAGGCTGTTGCCCCATTGGATAACATTAGTATAAAAGTCCATTATCAGACTATAACACCTTTGTGATTATTTGTCAAGGGTAAACTGAGTGGTAACGATATATTTTCTTCGTGGATTCACCATGACATTCAACATTCGCATGGTTTTTCTATTGAGCAAAACATCAGTATTGAAGGCATCTCTATTGTCTAAGCCAAAAGTAATTTTTCCATAAGAGGAACCAGCAAATTCAAATTCTAATTCTATCAAATATCTTTCATCCTCACCACCACCAGTCATAGAAACATAGTCTCCAACTAATTTAGTGGTTATGGTTTTTTCACCATTAGTGAACGTAATTTTATTACCTTTTACTTCTATATCCTCAGCATGAAGGACAGGATACAAAGCATTTCCTGTGTCAAACTTTGCAACCAAATCTCCAAAAGGTTTCACTGTTACTATTTCTTCCCAGCCGCATTGAGAAGGAACTGCGTATCTATTTTTCGGGTTAGAGTAAAAATCAATAACCTTTTTAACAATATTATCGCCAGTTGCTTTTTCAATACCTTCTGTGCCTGGCGAGTGATTTACTTCTAAGATATATGGTGGCTCTGTTTTAGGATTCTTTGAAGGAATAAAATCCACAGCAACCCAAGAACCATCAATTGCTTTTGCAGCCAATAGACACTGTTCAATTTCTAAATCTGTCAACTCATACTCTTTGACATTTGCACCTTGAGAAACATTCGATCTAAAGTCTCCCTCGACTACATCTCGTTTCATAGAGGCGATAACTTTACCACCCAAAACGATAACTCGTATATCTCCATCAGTTTTAATGTATTCTTGAATTAGTAAATCTACGTCTTCATTTTGATTATACAGTAATTGAACCAAAGATTCAATTTGTCGTTCTGACTCAATAAATAAAACACCAACCCCTTTAGAACCCTCTAAAGTTTTCATAATGATGGGAAATTTACTATCTAGTGATTCTAACGATTGTTGCAATGTATCAGCATTAGGAATGAGAACTGTTTTAGGTTGTGTCAATCCATAATCTTGTAATTTAAGATATGTTCTATATTTGTCTGCTGATATTTCAACTGTCTCTCGACTGTTCACCATGCAAACACCAATCTTTTCTAATTGACTAAGTAGGTCTAGATAACTCTTTTTTAATCGAACAGAGCCGCGCACAATTGCTACGGTGTCATTGTCAATTTCAAATCCATCTTTATCATCAGCGTTGAAAATTTTGTAACCATTATCATAAGTAATAATAGCACCTTCAACTTTTACAACATAAACCTCATGACCAGACTTCTTTGCTTCGTCTGTCACCCTTTGTGCAGTATGAAATAATTTATTATTGTCTGGTTCAGCAGAAATTACAAGAATACGATACTTATTTTCTTTTGCTTCAGTGATGAAAGACTTGAAGTTTTCCAAGGTTCTAGTCCCGTTTTTTACCAATATTGTATTTTGTCTCTAGCATCCAATCATTTTTTTCACGAAAAGATATTACCTTGATTTGACTAAGAGGCGCAGCTGGTTCTGCCGCATCGTCAACATAAACCAAACCCCAATCATTAAGAAGATTAACAACCGTATTTCTTCGGGCAATGTCGTTTTCAGACAAGTTTGTTTTCTTACCATCCAAAGCAAACAGTTCTTTAAAGTGCACTATGTAATATTTTCCTTGCTTGTGTAAAATATGGCAAGATTGATAAAGCTTCTTTTCTTTTCTAGATGCTACACCAATTCTGGAAAGTGTTTCTCTGACTTTAAGAAAATCATCTGGCTCTCTCAGCGTCACCTCTAACATATCTTTTTGCGACCAACTAATTTCTTCCATCTCTTCCACCTTTATATAATTTTTGTTTTATGGCGGAAATCTGTTCATCATCTAGTATATCAAGAGCGGTCTTGGCCTTCTCATTGTTATAACCATAATACTCTTTAATGCACTCTAGATTTTCTAATTTCTTCGCCTTCAACCAAGGAGTATAACGTTTCCTTGCTCTCAAAGTATTTAGAAAAAAGTCAAACTGAAGTTTATTATCTAAATTGGGTATCTGGTTAATCTCATTTACAAATAGAATTGTATCTGGAAAAGCATGAAGACATTTATTTATAACGAATGGTGGATACTTCTTTTCCCACATCTCATCCTCTCCATCCATGAGAGTCTCTTTGGTTTGGTTGATTGCATTTAAGTAGTCTTTCAGTTCATACATCAACTTCTTCCACTATCATAATCCATGTAACAATGTTTTGTATCCCATGACTTAGTGCTTGTCTTAAACACAATAACTGAACGCAACTCGTAGCAATCACGGGTCACTGGCATGGCTTGGTGTTTCTCTGATGCTGGAAACATAACTAATCTATTACCAACGTAGTCACACATCTCACCAGTAATCATTGTACCACCAGACCACTCTTTTTTCCATCCCATATAAGGATAGTATATCATGGTATAATCACCATCGTCATGATGTAAATGTGGTTCAATACCAAAAGTGTGTGCGTTCATATATACACGATCAAAGTTGTGAACATCATATGTATCTTCTAATTTAAGTTTACGTTTGGCATTATTCCAAATCGGCAATAACCATTCAAAACCATTATCAATAATTTCATCTACATCATGGCCACAAAATCTATGCCAATGTTTGTTTGGTTTTCCAACAACAGAAGAATAATTATATTCCCATGAAACTGTTCTCATTTGAATATGAATCAATTCAGCATAATGTTGTTCTACTAACCCATCTATAATAATCATTTGAACTTCGTTCTCGCCATAATTTCAGTAAGACACGCTAAAGTGTTAATCTCTTGATCGGCGACAAAAGCTGCTTTGTACTGGTACTCGCCCAATATAACAACAACATGAGGAATACTAGAGCCATCCACATAATCATAAAGACTATCGTAAATATTCCTGAACAAGCGAGTTGAATCATTATCCAAATTGTCAACAACCCATTTCCGAACACTTGTAAACTCCTTTTGTTTCATATGATTTATGAGTTCTTTAATGTTGTCACTCTTCATATCAACAAGAATGCCAGCATCAATTTTTCCAGAGACAGAATATCTCTGAAGTTCATTCAAAACTCTACGCCAGTCAGGAAAATGTCTTAGAACAATTCCAGACACAGCCTTGGGGTCAAACTGAACATCTTCTGATTCCAAAATGTTTAGAGCATTCTGATAAAAATCATGAGCAAGTCGTTGTTTCTCTGCTTTAGGTATTGAGAAATCATACGTTGGACATCTAGATATCAATGCCGGTATGATACGATTGACATAATTACAGGTTAGAATAAACCCACAGTTAGAACTGAACTCTTCAATAAACCCACGCAACGCGGGCTGCGTGGATTGTGGATTCAGATAGTCTGCCTCATCAAGAATGAGATACTTACGACCACCATGAAGAGATACAGTAGAGGCAAAGTTCTTAACCTTGTTTCTCAAAACATCAATACCGGATTCTTCTGAACCGTTAATCATCATATAAGATAAATCCAGTTCATTAAGAAGTGCCTTTGCAGCGGTGGTCTTTCCAATGCCAGGACCACCAGCAAATGTGACATTAGGAACATTACCATTTGCCACAAACTCTTTCAAAGTGTTTTTCAGGTTAGTCGGTAATACACATGCGTCAAGATTCTTTGGTCGATATTTTTCGACCCACAGAAATTCATCCATAACAAAAACTCCTTTTAAGAATCAGAATTAAAATATGATTCTGGTTCAAGAGCTATAAAATATTCAATATCTACATTTGTATTTTTGAAGTGACTAATCCGTTTTGAAGATACACTTACATCATAAGTTCCGGGCAGAAGTTTTAGATTTTCAACCTTGAACCAAAACTTATAATCCATGCCATCAGTTCCATTCACAACCTCAGTTGAATAAGCATTAGCAGTGTCATTCTTTTTATCAGTGACACGCAAACTACCACTTTCCAACACCATATCAGGTGCACCAATAACTGCTGCAGCTTTCTGAACATTAGAAAGGATATCACTGGAAAGAGAAAACTTAACTTCACATTCTGGCATCGTAATATCTTTTGTCACACTAGTAACAACTGACGGATCAGAATACCAATACTTCAAACTACTATTTGAACCTTCAGAACGCATAACTACAAAGTCATTCTGAAAATCCATCTCTGGTGTAGTAAACAAAGACATGCTAGAAAGAAATTCATTCAAATCATAGATTGCAATATCTCTTTCAAAGTTTTCTGTCACGGTTGACTTGGCCACAATATTTTTCATTGCAGACATTGTGGTCAACGCCTGGCCAGATTTAATCATTAGGTTCTGGTTGATAGTAGAATAGTTCTTCAACACAGATACTGTTTCATCACTTAATTTCATAATATATTCTCTCTAAGTATATTCATATTTCACAGGATAGTGAACATTACTTTCCCGTTCATTATCACATTCTTTATCATGATTGTGTAATGCCAGTATACCATAATGAATAACCTTTAGCAAGTCTTTTCTGTCCTTGCCATTTTTCTTTCCATATCGTTGTGCATACTTCATAATGTTACCGATACAGAAACCTTCACCGTGGCCACTGTCCATAATAAACTCTGTAGCCTGAAAATTATTTTGACTGTAGTGTTGGTCGTAAGTATCATCAATATAATCTTTCAAATCAGAGATCAAACGATCTTCATCATATTTGTAAACCGGCGGCGGCCTTTGTGTCAATTTTACATCATTCACCATCAGAAGCCTTCTTTGCATCATATAGTTCTGCCTCACGGTCAGACATATACTTCTTACGCTCTTCTTCACTATCATGAACATTCCAGTTCATCGCAATAGAACGTCTTTCACCCTCACCAAAGAAAGGTAATACCTGATGCTTCAACCATTGCGGGAACACCAACATCGTTCCTGCAATCGGCTTCACATAATCTTCTGTCTGTGGTCGCAACTGCATCAAGTCACGCATACTATTAGTGCCCCAACATAGATGTGTCCAACCATCAACACCACCAGAAGCATTGTTAATCTTAGGAACATCCGGCGTATCCTGAATACACTGGGGAACCTTCAACCATAGAAAACCAGACAATCCAGCCACAGTTCTTACACCATGATCATGAAAAGGATTGTAATCACCAGCATATGCATGGTTGGTCCAACACTGCATTACTTCAGCTGTGGCATCACGGTCATATCCCTTCTTAAGATATGTTGTGCCAATCTGATTGAATACAACTTCAAGTTGCTTACCAACATCAGTATCAAAAGGAAAATCCAACTGAGCAGAGCGTTCATCCTCTTTCAGTTGACCAACCAAACCATCAGCAAAACTTTTGCTGTTAGGAATAATATCATCATCAATGTGTTGATTCAATTCATCAATAATCTCTTGTGGAAACTCCACTCTAAGTATATTGAAGTTCAAAATAGGTCGCATCGCAATTTCCAAACCTTGATTCTGTTCAGAAGTTGCTTCACCAACGATTTTAGCATACTCGGTCGAACCTTCTGGATAAGTATTACCACCGGTTGTCCTGACCTTTTTTACACCTTCATCGTTATAAAAAATCTCATAATCTTTTTCTTCACTCATAGTTTTTTCTCTCAAATCTTCAGTGTTTACACTGGAATCATCTCCAGGCATAACTGCTCTTTCCAGCATTGCATTATAATTGTCTACCGTAAATAGACTTTTAGCAGAAGTCAACTCTTTGACACCATCATCAGTCATGGCATCAATACCAAAATCTGCAATGTTGCCATCTTGTATTTTCAAACCCATATTATATCCTCACACAAAATGGGGGTGACACTAAGCCACCCCCATTTTCAATTTACTTTACCTCAACAAGACGAGGCTTCTTGTGCTCTGGAACCACACGTTCCAGTGTGATTGTGAGCATACCATTCTCAAGTTCAGCACTGTTAACAACAATGTCATCAGCGAGTGTAAATTTACGATCAAATTTACGGTAGGAAATACCACGATAAATGTCATTATCAGACTTATCGTTTTCTTTAACTGAACGAACAGTAAGAGTGCTATCTTCAACCTCAACTTCAATATCTTTTTTACCAAATCCAGCCACAGCCATTTCAATGACATAGGTATATTCACCTCCTTTTCGGATGTTGTATGGCGGGAACCCCGTAGAAGCTCTGTTGTTATTGGTATAGTTTGATAGTTGATCAAACATACGATCAAAACCAACTGCATAGGGTGTAATTTGATTGAAATTTTCAAATAGACTTAGTGCTTTACTTGTAACCATTTTTTTTCTCCTTTAATAAGCAAGATTACTTTTTTGTATCCCCGAAGGCAATACAATTAACTAATTGGTTTTGTTCGACATCAGGAGAACCAATCAAAACTCCTAAACTATATATACGATTTAACTCTTTTCACTAAACTTTATACATCATATCACAATGATTCACATTCTGTCAAGAGGTTTTTGCAAGAACTGTGTAATCAAGAGCAATTCTTTTTTTCTCTGTAAAGATATCAGTGGCTGCATGTTCTTTAAGTGGGTCGAAAACTAGAAATGTGCCAGGCACCATTTTGTGTGCCTCTCCATCATGTAGAAAATGGCCGCCATTATCTTCTGACCATTCTGCGTGTAATAGACCAAGAATTTTTAGAACCTTCATGTCCTTCGGCACATCTTTCTCGTGGTCTGTGTGGATATTGTCTTTTCTGTGTTTGTCTTTAATTGATGCACCACACCAGAGCATTGTAGGTTGAAATACATCTAGTCCATCTTTGAGTGCTTTGTTGTATACCATAAGAAGAACCATGTGCGCCATACCTTCTAGAAATTTTGCGCCAGGGATATCACTACCATCATAGATGGTTAGTTTAGGGTGCTTCTTTTCAAAGACTGCACCTTTTGGATAAGAATAATTCCATCGTTCTTCGTTCTGCACACAAGTTTTCAAATACTCCAAAATCATTGGAGGCACTGCATTTTCAATTCGTATAACCATTACATGTTCCCATATCTTCTCAAGTTTTTCTTAATGTTACTTACAAGTCTTTTCTTTGCTCTTTGAAGAACAAGAGGACTTACCCTCTTTGTAAAATCACTACCATTCATATGATCATATTCATGTTGAAATATTCTAGCCTCCAGATCTTTGAGGTCTTGTTTTGAGACACTACCATCAACATTTTCATATGTCACCTTTATCTCTACTGGTCTGCGAATCTTTAGATATAGGCCCGGATAAGTCAAACAACCTTCTTCTATGTAAGAGGTTTCTTCACTGCTCCAAACTATTTCTGGATTAAAACAAACGGTCTTGACTCTATCTGGCCAATCAATATACGCAGCAAATGCTTGGTGCATAAGACCACATTGATTTGCAGACAAACCCAAACCATTGTGATTTGCCATAGTCTCAAGTAGATTGGTTTTCAGTAGAACTCTGTCAACATCATCACCAACAGGTTCACAGGGAATTCTAAGTTTCGGATCTTTAGGATCCAGAAGTTTTAATATCATAATGTTTTTCTCTTGTCATCCACTTTGTAGAACACTCAACATTACAAAATGGTATTTGTCTATTGCTGTTCTTAACAAAGAATCTTTCGTCAAAGTAGTATTTTATTGTTGTGTTTATGGGTTTATTGCAATATCCACATATCACTTAGTTCTTCCTTTCATATTCATGTGCAATCTCTTTATCGTGTCACTACCAGTATTGACAAACAAAAAAGGTAGCACCGCATGAGTTACTGCCGTGAAAGTCAAAAACAAAAATGTTCCTGCAAAACTAAGAGCAGTTTTCATATGCTGAAAATAGGTTTCGCCATTGCGATATGGATGTTCTGTAAAAATATTCATTCTGAATCCGTAAAATGTTTGTCAATAACCATAATTTTATCTTCTGCGTGAGCGATAATTTCTACTTGGCTATCTACGGCAGAAACTAAGTCTGCGTGCTCCCCAATACCAACAGGATTTTTTAAATATACACCTATGTTTGCCTTTGCTTTCTCAATATCGGCTCGGTACTGCATCATCAATGCATATAGAAGTGACATTATCACCCTCCTTATCTCTCTATGCTACTGAATTTTTGTTCCTCCAATTCAAACAACAACATGACTAAAGTTTTTCACTTTCTCAAATTTGATTGTGTTTCTAAACTTGTCGGCAAGTGCATCTTGTTTATGACTAATTACAAATACATTCTCATCTCCTAAAGTATTTAGAATCTTTAGGAACTCATCTGTGCCAGAATTATCCAAAGAACTATCAAATATTTCATCCAGTATCAACAGATTTGTGTTTGTGCTATTCTTCATCTTTGCAACGGCTCTCCAAGTAAAAAGCAATGCAAGGTCAATACGCATCTTCTCACCCTCACTGAAAGACGAATAAGAAAAGTCATCTCTATATCTTGACTTGATAGTTTCTTCAAAACTTTCATCCAAAGTGAAGTTAACATAGAACTCCATAGATGTCAAGTAGGTATTGATTAACCGATTCATAATAGGCAGATACTGCTTGATAATCTTTGTCTTGATACCAGTATCTTGCAGCATATTCTTTGATGCCTCTGCGTATGTTTTGTCTTCTCTCAGTTTTGACTTTCTATCTACAAAGACTTGCAACTCTTCTTTCAGTTTCTCCAAGTCTCTATAATCAGCCTTCTCAATATGTCCTGTTTCTAAATGTTCAATCTCTGTCTGTAAAGTGCTATTGAATTTTTCCAGCTGAGTGATTGAACTATTTTCCTTTGCAACCTCCACAGAATTTTTCTGTATATTATCAACAACGACATTGATTTCATTCATCTTGATTTTAGTGGAATCTATCTCTTCTTTCAACTCATTCAAACCAAAACTAACCTTGTCTGCATCTGCTCTCTTTTTATCAAGCATATCAAACTTAAACTCTTCATCAATATGTTGCTGACAAGTAGGACAATCAGTGTTGTCTTCAAAGAATGTAACCAACTTAGAATGTGCTCTATGTTTCTCTCTCAGTGTTGATTGTATATCTCTCAGTTTGTCAAATTTTGATTTTATTTTAGTTGAGTCAGATATACTAAGCGCACTTAACTCATTTTTCTTGTTTAGAGAATCAATAATCTGTGACTTCTTGGCAATCTCTTTCTCGTTCTTGGTGATAGAAGATTTTTTCTCTGTCAGTAACTTTCTCTTGTTCTCTTTTATGTCTTCAATATACTTTTCTTTCAGTTCAATTTTTTCAGATGATAGAGCAATCTTATATTCAACATCTTTAAAGTCATCGTCTATCGTTTTTAGTTTCTGTTTGAGAAGCATATTCATCAAAGAGAAAATCTGAATATCAAGAATCTCTTCTACCACTTCACGACGATGCCTAGCCTTCAACTGCATAAAAGGAACAAAGGTAGAACTACCCAGAATTACAACCTGAGTAAAACTGCGATAGTTCAGTTTAAGGATTTGTTGTTCCAGATACTTTTGATAGTCACGAGAGTTTGCATCTTGGTTATACATCTTACCATTGATGTATATCTCAAACACGGCAGGTTTAATACCACGAATGACTTTTATTTTCTTGGCACCGATAGAAAACTCTACCTCAACGATACACGCACTAGCATTTACAGTGTTAAGAAGTTGTGGCTTATTGATGCCACGAAATGGTTTACCGAACAAACCAAAACAAAGTGCATCAAGAATGGTAGACTTACCTGCACCATTTTCACCAATAATCAATGTGGTAGAATCTTTGTTTAGTTCTATCTCAGTAAATTGGTTGCCGGTTGATAAGAAATTCTTCCAGCGAACCGTCTCAAAATTTATCAAATCTCTAAGTCCTGTGCCTCAGTGTATAGAGTCCTCATAGTGTTCTTCAACCTATCTTTACTCAATGTCACATCTAGCTCGTCAATATACCGCTCAAGCAGTGTCATAGTGTCCTCAGTGTTCTCAACAATATCATCCGACACATTGTTCGCATCTAACTCTGAAAAGTCTTCTACAATCTTAACCTCGTGACAATCAGCCTGTAAGAGCTTATCAACAAACTTATCAAACTGGTAAAGGTCTTTCTTGTTGACCACAATCAGTTTGACATACTTATCCTTGTATCGTGTCATGTCATCATTCATCTTTGCACTATCATCATAATATATTTTAGAGTATATTGTCAAGGGATTTACGATACGTTCTAGTTGTCTTGTTTCTGTATCAAACACATGAAAGCCTTTTGGGTCACCCCAATCATTCCAATAGATTTCATATGGCGTGCCAAGATAATACACATGGCCATCGTCAGACTTGTGATGATAGTGTCCACTCATTACCATATCAAAACGGTTGAATTCATTTTTATCCCAACCATGATCCATAAAAAATCCTTTCTGCATTTCAAAACCATTCAACTCCAAATGGCCCATACAGATTTGTGCAGTGGATGTTTTTAACATCTTCATAGTGCTAGACATATTCTCACTATTAATCCAAGGCACAAACAATATCTTACACCCGTCAAAATCTGCTTCGGTAGTTTCTGGATACACTGTAATATTACTGTGTTTACCATCCACCAGTTCTTGCAGAGAATTAACCGAGTTGGTGTTCTTGTAATAGGTGTCATGATTACCGACAATCATATGAAAATCAATGCCCGTAAATTGGTCCACAAACCTTTCACGAAAATCCTTTGCGATTCTATATGATACGAACTTTCTTCTGTCCATCACATCACCGAGATGAACAACAGTGGTTATGTTGTTGTCTTTGAGATAAGGAAAGAAAATTTTCTCATAGAACTCAAAGAAGTAATCATTAAATGCAAGGCTATCATTACGTGCACCGAAGTGAGTGTCCGTAATCAATGCAATTTTCAAGCGTCTTTCTCCATGAAGACTTCTAGTCCTTTCTTAGATTTAACTTCTTTTTTCTTAGGCTCGTATACTTCTCCATTCGGACCCATACGATTCAATAAAACATCATATGGAAGGTCAATATTATACACAGTATCATCACCTTCCATTGTTACGAAAGATTCATAACTCTGTTTTTCAATCATCTTGTTTTTAACATGCACCTGTTTCTTTTCGACTTGTATACGTCTGATGAAAGCATAGTAGATTATCTGGGTAAAATATGCAAATGGATTTTTAGATTTTTCTGGGTCAAAATTATATGCATACTGCAAACAATTCTGAATGCCATCAGATATCATTTCATCACGATATGAATAGTTAATGAAATTTGGTCGATAGGATAAATGAGTTGCAATTTTTAGAAAACACTCACCAATATAATTTGTTAGAGGTGGTGTAAGGTCATCTGCCTCTTCTGCCATCGCACACTTTTCTTTCCACTCTATCATGGCTTCAAGAAACTTTTTATTGTCCACATAATGAACACTTTTTTTCTTAGTCACGTTTTATCTCCTTTAATGATACAATATACCACAAAGATATAATTGTGTCAATATAATTACGATAATTATAAAAAAACACTTGACAGACAGCTTCAGAATACCTATAATAGCCTATGTGGGGCGGTTAATGAATAGTTTTATCTGGTTTTATATTCTTTATTATTTCCTTAAGTTCCTCTTCTTCAATCTCATCTAATTCTTCATCTGTGGGTTCATCTACTTCATGAAGCAAACTCTCTTTTGCGATATTAAATTGGTCAACACAATGACTATAGTAATTTGCAAGGTCACGCGATGCTAATGCTGACATCACGACATTGTGAGAATTTATAGTTATGTACTCTTCATCTGTTAATGGATGAATCCAAGGCGATAAGCTTAAAGATTCAGCAAACCCATTCTCTGTCGCCTTTGGTCTGAGCATAAATTTTAATGGCAAAGATATATCTATAGTTTTTTGTGTGTCATTAAAAAAATCTTCAGATTCTACTATTTTTCCTATAATACTCTCACCATTGGTCAATTTTAGAATTGTAACTGATTCTTTCATAGTTTAACCCTATTGACTTTATAGTTGAATTGTTGGCTCTTGTATATCTTAAGGCGTTCGTAAAAATGTCTTAATGAAAAATTGACTTTAGTATCAGTGACGTTGAGGTCGTCGGCAACATCGAATAATCGAATGGTACTTTTAGTGTCAGTCTTTCGCAGGCCTCTGCCGATTGACTGCAAGACTCTGATTTTAGACTTGGATGGTGAAGAGAACACGATGTTGTGGATATTGCGAATGTTGATACCAGTGCTAAATGTGCCATAGCTCGCAACAATGATTGCATTTTTTTCATTTTCAATTATCTCTCTAATTTCTTCTCTTGTCTCTGTATTCACACCACCATATACAAAGAATATTGGTTTGTCTTTATATTTATCCTTTAACAAATCATACAAAACCTGACCATGTTTTTCTACGAATAGAAAAAGACATAGTGTGTTACCATTGAGCTGCCCCATAAGATTAATAAGAAAATCATTCCTTTCAGGTTTTGTGATGATAAATTCCAGTTCTTGTGCATAATCAAAATCTCTTACTTTTTGACTGTCTTCAGAAGAATGTTGCAACACAATGCAATTAATATCTAAGTTAGCCAATGTCTTATTATCAATAAGATCTTTAGTGGTTATAACATATTTAGATTTTCCAAATAACCCCTCTAGAACAAGACGATGTGTCTGAGTATCATCCAATGTTCCTGTCAGACCAAATCTATATTTACACTTGTTTAGTTTTGTCATGATACCAGTGAGAGACTTTGCTTTGAACAAATGAGCTTCATCACCTATCACACAACCAAATTGTTTGAAATATCTTGGTGGCATTCTATGCAATGACTGCCATGTTGATATAACCACATCCTTGGTTATGTTTCTGTCGTGTCCCTGATAAATTTTTTGACAATAGGTTTCTGCATTCCAACCATAATCCTCAAAGTCTTTATACATTTGTTCTACTAGTGAAGTAGTAGGAACCAGTATAAGTGTTTTCAGTTTCTTGATGTGATAGTAACGAACAAGAGAATATATGATAAGTGACTTACCAGATGCAGTAGGTGAAATGAGAAGAGCTCGGTTTGATGCAATCGCATGTGCAACAGCATTAATCTGATAATCTCTTAGTGAGATTCTTTTACCACCAAGAGTAGGCTTTAGTGATTCTACAAAACCCTCAACATTTTTTCTTGAGATAGGCCTTTTACTTATCACACCCTTTTCAAGTGCAAACTCTACATTTGAGTTTTGCAGATACTCTTCTATGTAAGGTAAAAGTCCAACATAAATTTCTCCTGTATGTATGTTGAATAAACGAATTTTACCATCCCACATACGACTACGATATGCAGGCATAAACTTAAACCCTGGTACTTCAAAAGTAAAGAAGTCGTTTAGTTCTGCTGCGATAGCTGGTTCAACATCTGATAATACAAGATGTACTTCATCCTTCTTAGAGATAAGCATACTGGTATTCTTCTCTAGAACCATAGTCACCTCTAATAATGCAATTCCAAGAGATGCTTGTTCTTGCTGCCGAAGTAGGCGGAACCCAATGTTGTAACCATGAAGGAAAAACTAATCCTGTCCCAACATCAGAGTTAAACTGTAACATAGAAGAATTTTGCCAGGTGGCAATTCCTTTTGGTTTCAACACACTTGCTTGTGGTTTTGGGTCAAAGAATTGTATGGGAGATGCATCTTTTGAACTTTCAATGTAATACACACCAGACATGACATTATTAGAATGTGTATGTGGTGGATGTGATCTACCCTCTTGCATATGGTTACCCCACATGCTCGTGATTTCAATTTCTTTGTAATCATCATACTGTAGATTTTTGAGAATATTTCCTGTGGTATGACGAACAACTTCTGTCAGTGGCTCGAATGTTTCCAAAGTGTACAAATTATCTTTGGTCTGAATCATACCATCCAGTTCCATTGGTTGTGTCTTAATGTATTCTAGCATACCATCATAATAGTCAGACAAGTCTGCTTCAAACTTGTAAATCATTGTGGGAAAACAACTATACTCATCAACTTTCACATCAACATCATTCATCAAAAACCTCCCGCATTTCCAATTATTTTTTCACTTTCTTTTTTTGATAAGAGTTTGCAGCCCATCTTCCATAAACTCTGGATACGCACTCCCTGTTCCTTCCCACATATCAGAACCACTAAGCTCTTCTTCTTCGCCTACACGAATACCTATGGTTTTATGTAATATCCACCAAGCAACAATAGAAGTTATGAATACAAATAAACCAATAACAAATATACCTAATACTTGAGTTTGTAGGGTTGCATCTGAATTAAAGATAGGAACTAACAATAGACCAATAATACCAGCAATACCATGAACGGAAATCGCACCTACTGGATCATCAATACCCCATCTTTCAAATACGCTCATTGAGTAGGGAATTATTGATCCACCTAACACACCATATAACACCGCCATCTCTGGACTTGGTGTATATGGGTCAGCAGTAATAACTACTAATCCTGCCAACGCACCATTCAATGTCACATTAAGAATTGCTTTCTTTGTCCAGATTTTAGACATGACCATTGCCGCAAGTAGACCACCAGCTGCAGCCATGTTAGTATTAACGAATATCTTACCAACTGCTTTGGCATCATCAATTGTAGAAAATGCTAGTTGAGAACCACCATTGAAAAAGAACCACCCTAACCATAAAATCAAAGTACCCAATGCAACTAGAGGCATATTGGAGCCAGGAATATTTTGTGGTTTACCATTTTCATCATATTTTCCTTGTCGCGGCCCAATCATAATAACAGACGCAAGAGCTGCAGCTGCACCTGCCATATGTACAATACCAGAACCAGCAAAATCAAAGAAACCTTGTTGACTAAGGAAACCGCCACCCCAAGTCCAAGAACCTACTAATGGATATATCACTGCTGTAAATAATGTGGCAAATATTAGAAACGACCATAGTTTCTTTCTTTCTGCAACAGCACCAGATACTACAGACATTGCAGTAGCAACAAATACCATTTGAAAAAAGAAATCTGCATACATAGAATGTTTTTCTGGTTCATTCCATCCATACATTATTCCATAACCAGCAAATAAAAATGCGATAGACGACACTGAAAATAGTGCGACATTTTTAGTTAAAATTTCTGTTACATTTTTTGTTCTAACTGACCCTGCTTCAAGTGCAGTAAATCCAGCAGCCATCCACATGACCATTGCACCAGATATTACAAAAAATAATGTGTTCAATGCATAGTTTAATTCAATCATAATTCTACTCCATTTAAAATCATTAGAAACCCCCAGCCAAATGTATCTGCTGTTGTTGGGCGTTCTTAATATCCCAACCTCTCTGCTCTATACTTTTTAGTGTATCTTCAATAAGACCAAGTATTGTTTTGTAATACTCAATCTTCTTTTCACTTTCAATAGTTTCTTCGTCTGCATTGATATACATGTCAAGGTCTGTCTTGAGAACTTTCATGTCAAACGGTTTTTCGGAATAAGTTTTCGGGTCAGATTTACCCGCGTAGTATTCCCACTTGTCTAAGTATAGTCTGCGATGGTCAGCTTTTAACTGAAATATTAGAAGTTTGTACTTTGCTTTGTACTCATTCCACTTGGGTCGAATTCTTTGGTTTTTATATGATTCTTGGTGTAAATTTTCAAAGGTATCATCAATATCTAAATCCCGCTTAGCCTCGGCTGCGAGCTCACTCAATTTATCCATGTATCATCCTAAAGTTTTATTATCTCATATAATTGATATTCAAAAGTTGCATTTGCTTTCATATAATCAACGTCTGTTGCACTCTGGTCATAATTAAGTGCACTCAATGTGGTAGGAAACATATCGCGAAATCTAACTTCAACAATGGGATTATTTTTGTTAGTTAGTATTGTTAGTGTTGAGTCAGAAGTCATATTTCTATCTGACTTTGTAACCATACTAGTTCTTGTTCCTGATTTTTGATAACCCAAATCTGACGTTTCTGAGGTTTCGTCTCTGAAGGTTTGAAACTGCTCTGTGGACTTTGGAAAACCAGCTCCAGTTATCCAATCGTGAAGAGACAAATAGTTTTCAAGATGTTCATCAACAATAAAGGATAAACTGAAACTTTCAAATGTTACATTATCACCTTGAATTGGAACTTGTGTAAATCTGGTAGGAAAAGTTGTCGTTCCCAGAGTAATACCTGGCAAACTGCAAGCTGTAGTAAAAAACTGCACCTTTGGTAGTTGATTGATTACAAAACTAAACTGTGTTGGACTTGCATAATCCAACACATCTGGTTGTCTTGATAGTGCATAACTTGTTGCCATACTAGTATTTATAAGATAAAAAAAAGGGGGCGCAAACTGCGCCCCCTGAAGGTCCACGACTATTATTATCCTTCTG